TACTCATCTATATATTTACCAGTCTCAGAATCTCTATAGGGGTCTTCTATAACAGTTCCTCCTTCAATAACCTTATCTATATTTTCAGCTTTATTTTTACTTTCTTCTTTAAACTTTGGATCACTTTTTTCTACAGCTCTATCAAATAGTTTTTGATATTCAGACAACATTCTTTTTACAGAAGAATCTGGTATAGAATTAGAAGCATATCCCACTCTAGACAAAGAAGTTTTACTTGATTCAGTTTCTAAATCATTTAATTTTTTTTCAAACTCTGGACTTCTATCTGGATATTTCTTTCTAGCTTCTTTAACCACATCCATTTTACCTTTCCAAATAGAGCTTAACATTAAAGCATCATATAACTTTTTTCCTTCTACAGGTAAATCTTGTTTATCTATTCTTATTTGATAGTCTATTTCAAATTGATCACGAGCTCTTGATTGAGGTTCATTAAATGTGCCTTCTGAAACCTCTTGAAATCTAGCCAATTCCTCTTTAGATAAGCTTGTTTCATTAGCATTGTTTTTATTATGTCTATTAGAAAAAACGTAACTATCTTTTTTAATCTTGTCTACCATTGCAGCTATTTTTTTAATATCTTTAGCAGACATATTTTTAGAAAGCTCATTTACTACTTTAAAACTAGCTATATCTGTTAAGTCTTGTATTAAATAGTCTTCAGCTTTTAAAACAATTTCATTTAAAGCTCTTCTTCTTTCTCTTCTAGAGGTTGCATAAAAAGGATAAGCTTGTTCACCTCTACTATCAGTAATTTTTGATATTTCATTTTCTAACGCCTGACTTCTTCTGCTCCCTAATTGTTTTGCAATTCCATTCTCTTTATACAATCCAAATTCATAAACTAAATCTGTTAATCTAGGTTCACCTTTTTTTCTTCCTTCGATTACTCTCATAGAATTTCTACCAAGCACATCCTTTAAACTATCTAAACTTTCTACGATTTCAGCATAATCTTGATAGACTTTATCTTTTTGTTCTCTAGTTATTCTATTAAATATTTTATCACTCCAACTTAATCCTCTTACGTCTTGAGCAATCTTAGGTAAAAAAGTATTTTGTTGTTTAGATGTAGGCATACCTCTAGAAGACTCAACTAATTCTAACTTATCTAGAATTTCCCACATTTGATGTCTTTGTCCAGTATTAAAATTTTTACCATACAAAGCATTGTTTATTTCCATTGAAACATTTAAAGGGTTGTTAGCTCTATAAAGATTGATTTCTTTTGAAGTTGGCTCACCTCCAATAACTCTACCATTTTTTACATATTTAAAATCAAATAATGTTTTAGCTTGCAACTCCATAAGGGGTTTAAAATTTAGCCCAGCTTCGTTCATAGGGTCAGATGATAATCCTATAGATGCTTTAGTTCTTTCTCTAAATGTTTGTAAACTTTTATTATCTGTCTTTGGAATCATTCTTATAGTAGACTGGACTTCGCCTTTATTGTTTAATACATTATAATCAAAATATCCATTCTCTGAGTTTCTAATAGCAGCGTAAGCACTTCTAAAATAAGATGCTTGTGTAACGGCTGTACCTAGTCTTCCTCTACCTTCAGCAGATGCCATTGAAACTTCTCTTCTAGTATTTGGAGAGTATTGTAGTATCTTATTTTCTT